GCAATAGACTTCCGCGAACAAGCGTCTGCGCCATACACGCCAGCGGCATCCTTCGGTGGAATATGGGTTCGCAACGATGTGCCGAACACGCTCATGTTCACCGACGACGCCGGCACCGATTACGAGGTGGCCGGGTCCGGTGTTGGTGGCGGCGGCGCGACGGTCCTAAATGACCTGACGGACGTCAACCTGACGACGCCGGCCGATGCGTCGATGCTCCTGTACGACACCGGCACGGCGACCTGGCGCGACTTCGCGATGTCCGGCGACGGTACGCTGAATGATGTAGGCCTGTTCACCCTGGGCCCGACGGTGACCAACGCCTGGACACTGGAAAACATCCAGACCGTAGACACCGGCGGCGCGATCGACTTCCTGGATAACGTCGAGCTCCGCTTCGGGACCGGCAACGACTACGAGCTCGATTTCGACGGCACGAACATGATCCTCAATCGTGCGGTCGGCACCGGTGGCTTCCAGGTACAAAGCCCGCTGCTCGTTCGCAGCGGCTTCGCGCTGAGCATTTGGGACTCGACCAACAACGATCGCGTCTCCTTCCAGCATGACGGCACGAACCTGAACGTCACCGAGGTTGGCACCGGCGCGATCCGCCTGGCGTCTATCGACCTGGGTTTCAACGACAACGACCAGCTGATCTTCGGTAACTCGAACGATGTGGTCATCGACTTCGATGGCACCGACATCGAGGTGACCGGCATCGCAGCGACGCCCATCTGGAACTTCCGGGACAACCACCGACTCAGGGTGTGGGACTCGGCCAACGCTGACTGGCTGCAGATTGGCCACGATGGGACGAACGGCCTGGTTGGCACCGGTGGCACTGGTGGCGGGTCAATCGGGTTCGAGCAAAACACGTTCTGGAACAGCCAGACCGAGACGCTCTCGACCAATGCGGCGACCTTTACATTCAGCGAGGGCGCCGGCTACGAGATCGACCTGGAGACGGCAACCGGCAACGTGACGCTCACGCTGTCCGGTGGCCCGCCGTCCGGGAAGTACGGCGTCATGACGATCAAGGTCCAGCAGGATGGCACAGCAGCCAGGACGATTACCTGGTCCGGCGGCATCTTCCGGTGGGCCGGCGGGGCGGCTCACCCGCTGACGTCGACGCTCAATGGCTTCTCGATCTTCACGTTCGAGACATGGGATGGCGGCTTGATCTGGTACGCCGGCGGGAACGATTACTCGTAATGCCTCCTGTTCCTGCAATGGGCCGGAAGCGTGGCGCCGAGGCGCCGCCGGCAAGCGACCCGATTTCGCTCTCGGGCACCTCCGGCACGCCGAACGCCCAGGCCACCGACCTCGCCGGCGGCCGAACGGCAAATGCCTCCTGGGAGTTCCGTAACGATGGCACGGTCTGGTATTCCATCAATGGTGTGTTTACTCAGTATGCGGACGCCATCGAATGGAACGGCAACCAGGATAGTCCGACGGCGGAATACTGGATCCGCTTTACGGTAGACTCTGGCGACAGCCCGAGCAGCGGCACGATCGGCTCCTGGCTCAAGGTGAGCGGTTCCGGTTCAGTAACAAGGAACTTCGTCTACGAGCAGGCTGCCGTCGGAACGCTGGCTGGCACGATCCAGGTGGACATATCGGACGTTTCCGACGGATCAAACATTATCGAAACAGGCTACTATCGCGCCGTGGCGCAACGAGCCATATAAGGAGAGCAAGATGGAACAGACAGATCTCGCAATTTTTGCCTACATCGTGGTCGCAGTATTGCTCGGCTACTTCGGTTACCGGTTCTACAAGAGCGTGACCAACAAGAAGTCTGGCGCCGGCGGATCCGGCGGCGGCGAAGGTGGCGGCAACGGGACACGGCCGGGCTTCAAGAAATGATTGGCGAGACGTACAGGACAATGTTCGATCGTGGTCACCTCTATGACCTGGCTGAGCGGTTCACTGGCATCCAGGAGGTGGCCGGCAAGGTCGACAACCCGCAGATCATGTCAATGCTGACGCTGGACATGTCCTGGCCGACGGCGGACGAGGTGCCCTGGTGCTCCGCGTTCGTCAATTACATTGCCTGGCTCGGCCGGGCGCCGCGGTCCAAGGACCTGCGCGCCAGGAGCTGGCTCGAGGTTGGTCGAAGCGTCGCGCCTGATAACGCTGAGCCTGGTGATGTCATCGTGCTCAAGCGTGGCACCGACGACGGCCCGGAGGTGATTGACGCCCCTGGCCACGTTGGCTTTTTCGCCGGCTACTCGAGGCCCGGCTTTATCGAGGTCCTCGGCGGGAATCAGTCGAACACCGTGAAGGTGTCTGCATACCCGGCCGATCGCCTACTTTCTGTCAGGAGAATCGCATGAGATTTTTTGCCGTACTAATACTGAGCTTCCTCGCTGGTGCTGCCTGCGCGCAGCAGGACTATCCACGGGACATTACCCTGAGCTGGACAAACGCTGACTCTTACGTCGACGGCACGGCGATCGAGCCGGGCGATCTCGAGTCCGTTCGGGTTGAGTGCTACCGGAACCAGGACACGATCCCATCCGTATCCAGGACAGTGCCGGCAACTGGCGAGGGTGCGGCGCAGAGCGAGACGTTCTCCGGTGTCATCCCATCTCCAGGGACTTATCGCTGCGTGGCTTTCTCGATCGTGGTCGGTGGTGCCGAGTCGGATCCGTCCGGCGATGCCTTCAAGAAGTACACCGGCAAACCGCTACCGCCGCAAAACTTCGACTAGCTGGAGGGCTGACATGGATGTCGCTGAATACGTGATCACTGGCACGGCGCTGGCTGCAGGCCTGGCTGTGCATGTGCTCAAGAAGGTGGTTGAGAAGCGCCAGGAAAACGACCAGTTCCAGCTCAAGGACTACCTGACCGCGTACCCGTACCAGACTGTGGTGTCGGTACTGATGTCGTTTGGAGGCTACTTCACATTGCTTGCAACCGGCGAACTAACTGGTGCGTCCGCCTTCCTGATGGGCGTCACCGCCAACTCCCTGGCCGGGGCTGCCGGTCGGGGCACTCGATAGACAGGAGATCATCATGGCAACACTGAGCATTACGGTTCCGGACGCGCAGGTTCCGCGCGTACTCACCGCTTACGGCGCCCGCCTCGGCCTTACGGACCAGGACGGCAATGCCCGGGACGCAACGGCTGACGAGATCCGCCAGTACCTGGTGGATCGTATTCGCGCTGACGTTCGTATCCACGAGCTGCGCGAAGCGCGCCTGGCGGCCGACGCCGGCATCACCGAAGTCGACGCAACGGTGTGAAGAAGGCCCTCCTGGCTATTGGCGGCGTCCTCCTGGCCCTGGGTCTGGCGATCCTGGGCCGGGATGGGCGCGTGCTCAAGCGTCTCGAGCGGCAGCGTGACGAGGAGATCGCAAAGAACACGGCGGACTCCCTGGCGAGGGCCAAGGCGCTGCATCACCATGCCGAGAAACGGAAGGCTGACGCACACAAGGCGGCCGTAAAGACCATCGAGAAGCTGGAGAAGCTGAGTGAGAAAGACCACGAGATGGATGACCTGCTTTCTGCTTGGCAGTCTGAGCGGGTGCGCCAGCACTTCGATTGAGCTGCCGGAATGGACCCCAACTCAGATCACAGTTGGGGTTCAGGATCCCGTACCGCTTCCTGAGCTGCCGTCTCCGGCGAGCTCTACCGACGAGACAGTGACCTTCACGCGCTCTGACTTCCAGGCGCTGGTGGAATATGCGACAGCCGCGGGCGGCAATTACGAGGTTGCCCAGGCGAACGCGGACGCGCTCGAGGCGCTGTCACAAAGTTACAACGAGCTCATTGAGGCCGGCCGGCTGCAGCAGAAGTTCGCGGAGATCCGCGAGGAGCAGCTGGAGCGGGAGCGTCAGGAGCATTTCATCGACAACTGGTTCCACCGTGGGCTGATCGCCCTCGGCATACTGGTGGCATTATGAGAATCAAAAGATACCTGGCGCTGTTCGTGGCGCTGATTGGCCTGTCGCTGATCGCCGGCATTGCGGCCGCCGGCGGCAAGGGCGAGTGCGAGCACCCTCGGTTTGTCGAGAAGGGCTGCGTTCCGCCTGGCCCCGAAGGGCCGCCCGGGGAACAGGGACCGCCAGGGCCGGCCGGCCCGCAGGGCGAGCAGGGTCCGCCTGGCCCCCAGGGCCCGCCTGGAGAGCAGGGGATTCCTGGCCCGCAAGGCCCGCAAGGCCCGCCTGGCGAGGTGCCGGAGGAATGGATTAACGAGACGCGCGACAACTTCCAGGAGTTCAACACCTGGTTCGAGGAGCAGGACGAGATCCAGGCCGCGGCGATGGCCATGCAGGTACATCTGCCCCAGGACATGACGCAGCGGCTCACGATCTCGATGGGCCGGGCTGGCAACCGGACGGGCATAGGCGTCGGCTATGCGTACATGCTCGACAACGATCGCAACACCGCTGTCACCCTGGCGATCGGGCGGTCTGGAAATGAGACGGCGATTCGGGGATCATTCGGTTTCGAGTTCGGCGCCAAGCGGCCGATCAAGCTGGACATCGCCAGCCTGGTTCCGCCGGCACCGCCACCGCCAGACCCGAAACCCATCGTCGACGAGGCTGTCCACAAGGAACGTGAGCAGATCGAGGAGTATCACGACGAGGACATGCTGGCGGTCCAGCTGCAGCAGCAAGACCTGATCGAGAGATTAGATGCCCTGGAGAAGAAGGCGAATCAGCCGCCCAGGATAGTCCAGGCACCGGCACCCAAACCGGAGCCTGCGTTCACGGAAGAGCAGAAGCGCGCCGCCTGGGCTGCGCTGAAGGGCGAAGATGAATGACGTAACCGTAACCGAGGCCGCCAAGGCCATCGCCGTTAGCAAGGCCCTCCTGGCTGCGCTGATCGGTGCGTTCACGCTGATGTCAGCGGTCGGCATTGCGATCCTGGAGTGGCGCATCGACGTCAACGTGGCCGAGGCCCTGGCCGCGCAGGATATTGGCACCGACGCCAAGATTGTCGACATGGACCGCAACATCGAATCGAACCGGCGGACCGGCGAAGAGAACGCTGAGGACATCGAGCAAAACAGAGCGCGCGTGGAAAAGGCGTTCGAGGTCCTCCTGGGTGGCTCGCAATGAGTCCAGAAGCCTGGATAGCCATCATCGCGCAGACGGTCATCATCGTCGTCGCGATCGTGTCTGCGTTCGTGAAAACCGAGAAGCGAATCACCCGGGTCGAGACGAAAGTTGAGCACCTGGAGGTCACGACGATGACAATCCCGGGGATCTCCCGGAACCTGGCCGAGCTCAAGGGTCAGATGCAGGCACATCGCAGCGAGTCCGGGCACTAAAAAGCCGACACCAGGAAAATGGAGAAAACCTGGTGCCGGCCTGGCCGGATTATTGCCCGGCCCGGGCGCAAGGGAGTCGCCCGCCCTGCCTTTAGCTTATAGCCGAACTGACGCAGGGTATCCCGGCTTGCACGAGGAGGCGCGCTAGACTTCTCGAGGAGCCTCGTTCCAGGCTTTGCTGGCCCGGCGTTGAGTCTCCTGCGGATCGCTCGTGTAGTTGTTCCTGAATTCCACGCTCCACTCGGCGCAACAGTTACCCATCACGCGGCCCCACTTGGCGCGCTCCTGGCACTCGACAATGATGGCGTCGGGCACCTTGCCGCAGGGGCACTTGGCGTAAAGCTGTGGCTGCGGGACCACGGCGTCCTCCAGGTCAACGATGGCACCGTTGCCTTCGAGTTCTGTTTCGTCCATTCGGATCTCCTAGTTGTTGGGCGCCGGCAGCCCGGCGCGATCGTATGCTTCGGCGATGAAGCCCTTGCAGGCGGCCTCCATCTTGTCGATGAGCGCCTGGTCGCGGGGAACTTTGACGCGGTGAATCTTCTGCGTCAAACCGCCGTCCAGGTCGTCGCCGATGTAATAGTTGATGTACCACCAGAATGAGAAGCCAGTAACCCACATGGCTCCCTGTACCTGGTGCCGATACTCGGCAGGCACCGACGTCGGTCTGCCCTTGTTCTGCTCGGCCAGGGCCCTCGCTTTCCGATAGGACTTGTAGAGCGCGCGGCACTTCACTTCGCCGCCCTCGTCGTAGTTCGGAAGGTGCAAGAGATCCGGTGAGCAGGAAAGCCAGTCATACTGCTTGTGGATGAGGAAGATGTCGTGCTCGACATCGACCCCGTACTTCCACTCGTAGCCGCGGATGGCCTTGGGCTCGTTCTCGCGGCCGTGCCTGGCCCACTCCGGCTTTTCCTCGACATGCGTATGCCCCAGGAGCTCCAGGACCTTCTCGCGCATGTACTTCTGATAGCGTTTCGTGGTCGGCTTGGCCATGACGTCACCCAGGCGGGAGCAGGTAATCCTGCCCCGCCGAAGGTCGAGCCACTCGTCGGTGCCTTGCTCGATGGTGACTATGCGACAATCCATCAGTCGTCCGATTGCGGCTTCTTATCGTCCGCTTTCGGCTTCTGCTTGGCCTGCTCCGCCTCCCGTTTGGCCTGGTTGCGTAGCAGGTTGATTGCGGATTCCGCCTGGCCGGCAGGAATGTCGGTCACGCGGTCGATGATGTTGTCGCTAGTGCTGAACACCTTGGCCAGCATGCGCTCGATGACGGCCTCGGCCTTGTCGCCGAAGAGCTTGTCGGCCTCGATCAGGATCGCGTCAGCGTCCTTCGCCGAGATCCGGTCATACTCGTCCGGGCCCTTCATGGCGGCGTTGGCGTCGTCATCCACCTGGGCGATTCCAAGCATGGCGGAGATCATGTATCTCCGCATGTACGTCAGGCAGGATCCCGTGCCCTGGGCCGTGGGCTTCTCGAGGACCATCTGCCAGATGGTGGAGATGTACTGGCCAGACTCGTGGACCAGCATCGTCTCGAGCTCGACGGTCGTCGGAGACGTCGACGGCCTGGGCAGCTGGACGATCGCCAGGCCGTTCTTTGCCAGGGGCTCCCGGCAGGCCTTCATCACGGCCGCCAGGTTGGCGTAGCGCGTGTTGAGGAATTCGTTTTCGATGTTGGCCTCGGCGTCTTTGATCTCCATCTGCGCCTTGGCCAGGGCCTTCGCGAGCTTGTCGATCTGCGGCTCCGGCGGAACGATCGCCGCCTCGACATCACTGAGCCTGCGGTTGAGCTGCTCGATCGTGTCGATCAGGGGCTCGGTAATCAAGGGTCCTGTCACGTAGTTCGGCATTTCTTCGGTCACTGTTCACTCTCCTCGAGCTTCTGGAATACACGCCATGCTGACTCTTCGGTGCTCCACCAGTACGCCTTGTCGTAGCTGTAGAGCGTCCTGCCGGTGAGCGAGCTGATCTTGGTGTGCAACATGGGGATGGCGCGGGCGTGCGCTGCGTCGATGTCACGGCGGTACTCGCGCTCGAGATCCGGGTCGCTGTACCGGTCGTTGAATCCGCTACGGTCCACATCTTCCGGGGTTTCAGGCCCATCGCTGATGTGGCAAAGCATCTTATTTTTGGACATAGATTTTCTCCTCGTGCGTGTTACTATGTAAGTACAAATGTACTTACAAGGACGCAGTATGAAGGGAAAGAGCAAGAAGTTCAACATGAGATTGTCGCCCAAGGAATACCGGGCGCTGATGCTCCTGGCGACCAGGAAGGGCGTCAGCATGAGCGCCTACCTGGTCGATCACATCCGCGAGCAGGCGAAGAAAACGGGGATACCTGTGTGAGCAACGAGTACACCTGCTCGATCTGCAGCGGCAAGTTCGACCTGGAGAAAGAGGGCGGCACGGCCGGTGATATTGGGATCCTCGAGGTAGCGTTCTGCCCGACCTGCTATGCGGGGATTTTTGACATGGTGCAACAGGCCTGCCTGCGCTGCATCGAGGCTGAGGAGGAAGAAAATGAAAGCTGAAACAGTTGAGGAAAGGGCCGAAGTGATGGCCGATTTTTGGATGGTGACTGTTGTGGTTATCGCAATCGCCGTGATTTGGTTCCTGGCCGGCGACAAGCTGCTGGCGATACAGGCCGAGCGCGATTTCATGCGCGACTGCCAGGAGGATTACACGCGCCCCGAGTGCGTTGAGATGTGGAGGAGAGCAAACGATGAAAGTTGAGATCAGCAAGGCATACCAGCGCGTCACCGATCTAGACCTGAGCCTATATAGCGACGAGCTTCTCGGTTCTCTGGTTCGTGCGATGTTGCGCGATGTCGCGAATGATGCAGATAAGTATTGCCAGGTGACCCTGGAAATAGTCAGGGAGCACGAAGGTGTTGCGGAGTCGAAGTGAATCAGAGTAGATTCAGCGGGAAGGTTTTAGGGCCTTTGGGGTATGCAGCCCCTCCGGCCCTCGGAATTCGGGCAATCGAATACCGGCGCGGCGGCATTGTCTCATGCGGTCGCATCGCGTCTCAAGCCCCCGGGTTCCCGGTGTGGGCTCCACAACAGACCGTAACTCTTGGCAGGCAAAAATCCAGGCGAGGATCCACCCGCTATCCGGTGACCCTGGTGGCTATAAGGCATCTATCCGACAGGACAAAGGCGAGCCGAGTAACCTGCATCGCTTCCGATCAGGCCAAAGGCGGGTAGCTGTATCTGACGTAAATTTTGTAACATTGTGACACCACGAGGAGATGACACTATGAAAAATACCGGACTGGACTATGTGCTCAGCGAGTTCACGCTACGAATAACCAAACTCGTTGAAGAGGAGCACTACGATCCCGAGCAATCTGCGCCCGCACTGTTGATCATGCTGGAGGTCGTGACCGACGCCATCCAGCACGAGATCCTTCAGGGCCAGTATGCGGCCGTTGAGCAGGCCGCGATCATGGACGAGATCTCGAGGGCGCTGTCCCACATTCTTTGCACGGCCGCACTAAACGGCATGCCCAAGGGTCAGGAGTACCTGCTTCCAGGAAAGCTCGACCTGGTGGCAAAGGGCATGGACGCGGACAGAGTTAACCTGATGCGCGACATGCTCAAGATGAACGAGATCCCGGACCCCTGGGAGCAGCCAGACACGAACCGCCAGACCTTCCAGGAGATCCTGCGCGAGCTTGGCGAGTGAGCGAGCGCGACCGAATCCGAAACAAGCTGCACCCCACCGATCGAGCGTTCCTCGACCTGGTGCGGGCGCAGTTTCCATCTGCCCGACTGAAGTACCTCGAGTTCTTTGAGGACGGCGAAACCATAGGCAATCCCATAGGAGAGCAGCATGACCAAGAAGAAAGAAACCCTGCGCCAGAAGCTACGAGCGGAAGCGTCATTGAAGCTGGACGAGCTCGTCAAGGATATGCAAAAAGACGCTGACCTGATCGTCAGGGGCACGCCGCTCCTGGGCACTGACCTGATGTACCTGGCGAGCTCGACGCGCAACGAGACGCTGAGGAATCACATGATCACGGCGCTGGCCAACGCGGCCGAGCAGGAACTACTCGAGATCTACAACACGCAGAACAAGCTGGACCTGGGAGAAGAAAATGCCGCGGAAGCCAGTTGAACGGATCAAAGTGCCGGTTGCTAACATCGAGGCGACGGCAGCAACGCAGATCCGATTGCGCAAAGACCCTGCGACGATCGCCGCGTACACCCAGGACATCAAGGACGGCGCGGTGTTTCCGGCCGTCGACGTATTCCGGGAACCGAACAGCGAGCGGCTGATCCTGGCCGATGGGTTCCACCGCCTCCATGCGCATGTCGACGCCGGCGAGGGCGAGATCCTGTGCAACATCTACGAGGGCGGCATGCACGAGGCGCTGATATGGGCCCTTGGCGCGAACCACAGCCACGGCCTGCGCCTGACCAACGCCGACAAGCGGAACGCTGTTCAGATCGCCCTCAAGGATCCCGAGATCTCGCTGCTCTCGCTGCGGGAGATCGGCGACATCTGTCGCGTCTCGCACATGACGGTGGCCAGGATCCGCAACGAGCAGCAGATGGAGGAGCCCGATTCATCCAGGCACAACCCGGACAACGAGAAGCCCGAGGAGCCGGACGAGGATCACAAGGCGGTGAAGCGCGAAATAACCCAGGAGGAGGTCGAGGCGACCGAGATCCTGGAGGCGTGCAAAACCATCACGCAACGATCCTTTGAGGGCTCGCAGGTCATGGACCGTGTGGCCGTGACCGATGAGCTCATGGACAAGATGATCCAGGCCAACGTCTGGCTGACCGACGCGCTCATGGTCTACAGCCAGGCCAAGCAGGCCGGCTGGAAGGCGCCCGATGATTGAAGATCGCTGGTATCAGAAGGAGGACGTCAATTACGCAATGGGTCACGGCGTCAATGACCGCGTGATTCATTGCGCTCCGACTGGTTCCGGCAAGACTGTCATCCAGGTCATGATCGCCAAGCGCGAGCTCGACCGCGGAAACTCGACGGCGATCCTGACGCCGCGCAACGAGATCTTTAGCCAGACCTTCGGCCTGGCCAGGGACTGGATCGGTCGAGGCGATGTCACGGCGTTACGCGCGCGCCGGCGAAACGAGTCCTGGAATCCGGTGGCGCCTATCCACATCGTCTCCTGGCCGACGCTGATCCGACGCTCGGCCAGGAGCGACTGGTGGTTCCCGAAGGTCGATCGTGTCCTGGTCGATGAGTGTCACCTGTCGATGGCGCCCAGGATCCTCGAGATCCTCGAGCGGTACGCGCCGCACGCCAGGATCGACGGCTACACGGCGACGCCGGCGAGGCAGACCGGCAAGGGCCTGGGCCGATTCTTCACCGAGATCAAGAACGTGACGACGGTGCGGCAGCTGCAGAAGGAAGGCTACCTGGCGCCAGTCGAGTATTGGGGCGGATCCACGCCGGACCTGGCCGGCATCCGCGTTGTCCGCGGCGACTACGAGAAGAAAAAGCTGAGCGATGCCTGCGTCAAGCTGGTTGGCGATGCGGTCGACAACTGGCTGCGCCTGGCATCTGATCGGCAGACCATCGTGTTTGCCGTCGACATCGCGCATTGCGAGATGCTCGCGCACAAGTTCACCCAGGTAGGCGTAAGCGCGGCGAGTCTGCATGTGCGCCTGCCCCAGGAGCAGCGCGACAAGATCGTCCAGCAGTTCAAGGCCGGCAAGATCCAGGTACTGGTGAACGTCTCGATTGCCAGCTACGGATTCGACAGCCCCGAAGTCTCGTGCGTTCAGATTTGTCGACCGACCAGGAGCATTGTGCTTCACCTGCAGATGATCGGCCGCGGTATGCGCCCGAAGAAAGACGGCGGAGATTGCCTGGTGCTCGATCATGCCGGCAACGTGCGCAGCCTGGGCTTCGCTGATGACCTGTTCCGGTGGCGCCTGGATGAGGGCAAGAAGGCCTGCGCGAACTGGAGCAGGGACGAGCGCAGCGGCGAGGAGAAAGAAGCCAAGACGCACAACTGCGACAACTGCGGGCACATTTTCAAGCGGTCCAGGGTGTGCCCGAAGTGCGGGTGGGAGGTGCCGATTAGCAAACGGGATGTCGACACGGTGGACGCTGACCTGGTGCCGATTGGTCGCAACCTGCATAGGCGACTGCCGGAGGGCTTCCCAACTCATGAGCTGTTCTACGGGATGCTGCGGTCCTACGCGCAAAAGAAAGGGTACTCCGACAAGTGGGCGGCGACGATGTACCGCAAGAAGTGTGAAGCCTGGCCGCCGTTTCACTGGAATGACATGGCCATGATTGAGCCAAGCAAACGGGTCCAGAACTGGATCCTGGGGCAGATGATTCGATATGCAAAAGGACGAAAAAAGGCTTACCGACGCTGAGCGGGTTGCCTTTCTGGCTGACCGTATGGCGATCCTCCTGGTGGTTTGCAAGAGCAGATACGGGGATGACTGGAATCCGTGGTTTCGCGAGGGGCTATGGGTCGACGAGGGCGCCCTGGGCGAGGAGGTGCGCGCCTGGCCGGAATACCAAACGGCGCTCGAGATCGTGCGCAACATGCTGAGGAAACAGGATGACAATCATAGACGAGAACGGGCAAAAGACTGACCGCATCGAGGATGGCAGCCTGGTCCAGATCTACATGGACTGGCCGCCGACGGTGAACAATTACTACACGGTCACCCAGGGCCCCGGGAAGGGGCGCAAGATCCTGAGCAAGCGCGGCAAAGCCTGGAAAGCCGAGCAGCTGATCCAGCTTCGCATCCAGGGCGTGCCGCAATACACCGATGGGACTTTCGCCGTCTCGATCACCGCCTGCCCGCCCGATCGCCGGCGGCGGGACCTGGACAACATCCTGAAGCCGGCACTCGATGTCCTGGTCGACTATCGAGTCATCCCTGACGATGGCGACATAGACGAACTGCATATTCGCCGGGCCGAGAAGATCGACGGCGGCGTGATCAAGGTACTGATTCGGAGGATCGTGGAGTGAAGAGACAATATCGCCAGGGAACAACTAAAGACTGCGGACCGAAGCGCAAAGACCTGAAGCCGGACGAGATCACCGCGCTCTATCACAACTGCGGATGGCTAGGAAGAAGCCGCAAGGTACAAGAGCATGTACCTTGCGGCTTCTCGCGATGATGGACGAGCGAACGCACGCAAGATTCCAGGAGCTCCTGGCCGAAAGCGACGAGTGCGTCTGGACCGTCATGCGGTGGGCCTCGAGAAACGGGTTCACCGTGCGCAAGCAGCCGATGGCGATCGCGCCGACGGTGGATGACCGATTCGACTACAAAGACGACGCCGATCTCGAGCTCTGCATGCCCGTCGAGGTAAAGCACCTGACTTGCGACTTCACCGGCCCCGATGACTGGCCATTCCGAAACTTCATCGTTGACTCGGTGAGTAACTTTGAGACAAAGGTCCGGCGGCCCTGGCGATACATCTGCGTGAACCGGGCAATGACGCACCTGGCGATCGTGGATGTCCGGGCGACCAGGCGGGCCTGGTACGTCGAGCGAAAGAACTGCAAACAATTCGCTGACGTTGGCGGCCTGGTTCAGGATTTCTATGTGGTCGACACCGGCCTAGTCACGAGCTGGCATAGCATCAAGGGTGACGGCGATGGTCGGTAAGACCGCGCCGATCCGGAATAAGGACCGGATCCGCTTCCAGGTAATCCGAGAGCATACTGGCTGCATCTGCTGCCTGATCGAGCTCCGGGACGCGGGTTACGAGGAGATCTCGCTGACCACTATCGAGCATGTCACCGATCGCGGCCGGCGCCTCGAGGACGAGCACCAGGCGACGATTGGCCTATGCCCCTGGCATCATCTTGGCGTGCCCTGGAGCGGGATGCAGTCCAGGGACATGACCGGCACGCTCGGACCTAGCCTGGCCAACGGCCGGCGACCCTTTGAGGAGCACTACGGCGACGAGGTACATGTGCTCCTGCCACTCCAGGACGAGCTGATCATCATGTTTGCCGCCGATCCCTGGCCGGCATACACTGTTCCGCGATCCGTCCGACAGGCGGTGAGAAGATTGTGGACAAAGTTGAAGAAAAGCGAATGACCGTAAACCGCCCGATCCTTGTGCCCTACAAACCCTGGCCAAAGTATCGGTACGAGTGCGGTCAAGTGACCAGGCTCCGATCCCATTCGGATATGCCTGAGCGCCTGGTCGACGGAAAATGGCACCCATACCGAGGATGAAATCATGGCACTTGTAGGCATACCGAATCACCGCGGATCGACGCTGATCCTGGAAGGAATTGATGGCGTAGGCGATAACGCGATCGTCGCCGAGCTGGATGACATCCAGCGATTCGACCAGTTCGCCGTGCAATGCGCGGCCGGCGCCGTCGACGTCGAGGCAAGCCTGGATGGCGTCACGTTCTCTGCGCCCCTGGCGCTCGAGGACAAGCACGACGCGAGCGGCGCGACCACGCGCCAGCTGGTCACCAGCGGCAACGACATCTTTTACTTCTCCGGGAATTACAAGGCCCTTCGCGTGCGCCAGGCCGGCGCCACGGCAGCGACTGGTGTCGTGCTGATGTGTGGTAAGACTGGCCGGCGGCAGGGGTAGCGCATGAATCAGCCCCGATCCATGCCTACTGTCATGTGGAAGCCGGAAGGCGACCTAACCGACAATATCAAGGAAGTAGAACATCTGCTGATTGCGCATGAAGCGCGGTGCAAGCGGGTCGGGGATAACCTGCTGCTGCAGGCCTGGGGCGGGCTCAATACTGAGCTCGCCCCAGGCGACTGCCTGGTCCTGGATGGTGACCGCCTGGGGATTATTCGGACTGAAACACCAGGCACTCCAGCACGTATTGAGCCGGATAACTGATCGTCCGCTGGCCGGCGATCCATAGCCGGATTGTCCGATCCGTGCATCCCAGGCGCTCGGCGAGCTCGGCCTGGGTATAGGGCAGCGAGTCCACCAGGTCCTTTACATACGCCGGGTCCGGGTTGTAGCTGTCGCGCGCGTCTGGCCTGATCATGTTGCCTCCAGGTACTTGCGGGCGGCCTGCTCCAGGCCGTTGATGAATACGTCGGCCTGGTCGCGGCTCCAGAATTCGCTGGCCAGGTTGGCCCTGGTGACCGCGATCCCATCGGCCATGTAACGTAGCAGCCCAGGCGCGTCTCCCTGGTTGACTCGATCGCTAGTTAGGTCCTCGATCCGCTCGACTGCGATCTCCAGCTGGCGCGCAATGCCGGCGACGGCCGCGCGCAGGTGGTCCTCCGTCTCGATCTCGTCCAGGGCGGCCGCGATCGTCTCGATGTCGCCGTGGTATAGGCGGTTGTATAGGCTGGTCATGTCATCTCCTTACAGTAGCTTCGGTTGCGGGTGCCTGGTGCGCCTGGCCTGGAACCAGTATTCCCTGGGGAGGTGGCGTTCCGGGTAGGAACACCACTCCTTGCCGTCCTGGTCGTAACAGGGAAAGTCCATCGTGTCGAAGCGGCGCAGGCACTCGGCCCGGCCGCAATGCGGGTCGCAGATTTCGTCCAGGGCGAAGTATCCGTAGCCGCAATAGGGGCAGTATCGGTGCTCGCCGCTCATACGTCCTCCACGGTGATTCCCAGGAAGGCGGCCAGGATAAACTTGGCGGTCGCCGGGTCGACGGTATCGACGTCGATCTGTTCGCCGCACTGTTCATTGCAGACCATTCCGTAGTGCCAGGGACTCTCCGGGTGGTGCCGGTAGCGGACAAGCTGCCAGGTTTCGTTGGTCATCGCGCATACCCTGGTCTTTTCGACTGTGTGCTGGTGGTCGGGGTTGCCGTAGTTCATGCTGTCATCTCCTTGTGAGTGTCGGTGAAAATCCACCAGGGAGCCGCCCGCAGGCGGCTCTAGCTGGACTCTCTACAGGTAGTGCTCGTCGCCGTCGAACCTGATATGCACGGCGCCGGCGTTCGGCATGCCGAAGTCGTCCACCGGCTCGAAGCCCTCGTAGTCGCCGTAGAGCCAGCCGTGGTAGTAGGCGTTGTCGTCGTCATCGTAGAGCGTGAAGCCCTGGGGGTTGTCCTGGATCGAGTCGTCCAGGTCGCGAGGGCCCTGGACTCCGACGGCGCTGTGCTCGCCGTCGCCGTCCAGGTAGTCCTTGTCGATCTTCCAGCGGTACGGTGCGGTCATGTCTAGTTCTCCTCGTTGTCGAACAAGCTCTCCTGGCCGGACTCCTCGATCCAGCCTCGAGCGTGGTTGATACCTCCGCAGCTGCAGCTGCAGGGCGAGTGCGGCTGCGCGTACAGGCAACGCTCGTCGCACTTGTGGCGGGTTACCTTCGGGGCGCCGGCGCCGCGGTATGGCTCGTCCTGGGGCTCCTGGCGAGACTCCGCCAGGAGGTGTCCCAGGCCTTTCGTGTTGCTTCCGTAGATCCAGGGCATGGCTACTCCTCCTCTTCCAGGAAACGGGGGCTGAGCTCGGCCGCATCCAGCATGCCGCGGACGTCATCGTGGCTCATGTACTTGAGGCACGCGAGCAACAGGTACTCGGGGTCGTGGCCGGCCTCGACCAACTCCAGGGCGTAGTCCCTGGGTGCATCCTGGTAGCTGCTCATTGTGCCGCCCTCCGAATGATCCGGCCCAGGTTGCCCAGGATCGGCCGGGTGAACATGGGCTCGCCGTGGTCCCTGGAGGCCTCCAGGAGCGCGCGTGCGGCATCCTGCAGGGCCGTAGGGCCCGAGCTATCAATCAAGGTGGCGAGCTCGCGTGCGGCGTCGTAGATCTCCTGGCCGCGCTCGCCGAGCTCTGCGTGCCGGAAGGCCTGGTCTAAGTTGGTCATGCTGTCATCTCCTCGTTGTGTGTCGGTGAAAGGTCACCAGGGAGCGCCCCGCAGGGCGCTCTAGCTGAGCTCTCATGCTGCGGGGAAGGGAACAGGCTCTGCCTCGCGCTGGCCCACTCCGTGCCAGTCGCGGGTGCCCTGCTGGCGCATGGCTCGGGCCCACCGCGCCGGAAGCCGGCGGTGCGTGACATTGCGCAGGTGGTCCAGCCCTCGGGCCGTGCCCCGGCAGACAACTAGGGCGCTTGTCTCGCGGCCGCTGGTGGTGCCCGGCATCAGGTACTCGATCAGCACTTGTCCGCCCAGCACGGCCAACACTGTGGCCTCCCGCGGCCCCTGATTCGCAAACCATTCGCAGGTGTCGCCGGCCCGGTAAGTGTGCGGCCAGCCATTCAGCGCCTCGAAGGCAAACTGAAGCGCCGCGCTCTCGTCCTGCCCGCGGTACTCGGTCATGCCGTCGCGAGAGCCGCGCGGGTAGAACTCGACGAGCCAGTTCTTGCCGACGCCGTCCGCCGGCCAATGCCTCCGGCGCAAGGCTCCGCGCTCGCCCTCGAAGGCGCTGCCGGGGAGAGTGTACGGCCTGATTGCGATGATGCCGCGATCAGTCTGCAGGTGGGCTGTGTGGCCGCAGCGCAGGGCGCCCAGAATCATGGCCGCGCTGGCGTCGCGATACGTGCCGTCAGCACGGCGCAAGGTGTCGATGCTGAAGTCGTGGGTATTTCTCATAGTGTCATCTCCTCGTGGGCGTGTCGTCTATGCTCTCGACGCCGCGGCGGCGCAGCTCGCGGCTTACGGCTACGCGCTCTTCCTGGGTGAGTCCGTAAGAGCCGCGCGGGCCGTCACCCTCCCAATCCCATATGGCGTCGGCGTAACTACAATCGAACTTCTCGGCGTAGTCGGTCACCTGGTCGGCGACGGTGGCGATAAATGTGGTTGTCTCTGGCATGGTGCGTCATCTCCTCGTGGTGTCACTTTGTTACGGTCTTTGATGGTAGTGGAACATCGTTCCGTTAGCAAGTCCTGGTGTCGGCCGCGTTGCCGCCTTTCGCTTTCAGCTGGTCGGCCTTCGCCAGGAGCCAGGCGGGATCGGCCGTTACCTTGCCGTCCTGGTCGACGATGTTGTTGACCCTGGCCCAATGATTCCAGGCGAAGCTCCGGCCCAGGCCGACGGTGATGTCTACCTGGGGCCATTGGCTCGCCGGCTGGCTGATCAGGTCCTCCCAGGCCGGGCCGTAGTCGCAGTCCTGGAAGGGCCAGCGGCTGTGCTTGCCGGTCATCGCGCGGTGCTCGATCTCCAGGGCGCGCTCGAAAAGCTCCGGGTGCTTGCCGGCCAGCCAGTAGAGCTCCCATTTCTGCGACGCGGGGCAGAACCAGCACGCGCTCTTGATGGGGATCGGCAGGCCCTCCTGGGCGATCGCGTCCAGGCAATCCTCGCGAGTCCACCCAAGCTGCTGCAGCGGGTAGCGATACTGAAAGTGCTTGTCCTGGTCTTTGAGGCGACCGGCGCGGCGCAGATCGGCCGGGCCGGCATCGTAGCCGATCAACTTGACCGGCTTCACGCCGCGTGCCTGGGCCTCGATCCAGACCGGGTGCGGGTCGCACTTGTTGGGGCCGCCCTTGCATCCCATGATGGCGTAGTCCTGGGGCTGCTGCTTCCACTTGATGCTGCAGGACTTCATGCCGAAAGCGAGCGACGGCAGCGTCTCGTTCGCCAGGTTGTTGCCTTCCAGGTCGGAGTACGGCGCCCTGGACGTCTCGTATTTGCAGACCTGGATGAGCGGGAAACCCTGGCGGCGCAGCCAGTCGTTCATGACGGGGATCATGTCATACGTCTCCGGCTTCTCGCCGCCGGTGTCGGCAAACGTGATGGCGTCCGGCCGGATGCCGGCATCGCGCAGCGCAATCAACATGGCGGTCGAATCAACGCCGGCGCCGTAGCAGACAATCACCGGGGCGTCCGGCAGCTCGATCGCTGCCGGCGTGGGGAAAAGGTCCAGGTTCATCATGAGAAGAGCTCCTGCTGAGCGAAGGCGGTCATGCGCTGCATCGGCTGCGGCTCGGGGCGCGGTGCTGGCTTCGGCTGCTCCTGGCGGGGCGTCAGTTTCCAGATCGTTTTGATTTTGTGGCGCCGGCCCTGGCTCCAGTCGATCACGGTGCCGTCGACGATGGCGGCAACATGGCCGCGGACATAGGCCACATAGTTGCCGCTCTTCAGTGCCGGGTCACGCTCAGCGGTGATCATCGTCTTGGCGCTGTAGTCGCGGTGCGGCAGGAACTCGAAGCCAACGCCGAGCTCCTTGCAGGCGTTCTGGAACGCGGGGCAGCCAACGTACCAGCCGTCGTCGGGGAGGGGGCGGAACGCTTCGGCCTTTGGGCCCTTGCGGTGCGGCCGGCCATGCTTGGCCAGTGCAGCGTGCGCCTCGTCGTAGCTGACGTTGCCGGCAGCGGCCAGAGCCCGGACGGTGCAATCGTTCGTCTCGCCCTTCGCGGCGCTGGCATCAGCCAGGGAGCGGAGCGTGGCATCCCGGTCGATGGTGGTCCTGGAAGTGTGGTGGGTCATGTCCTGTCCTCGTGTATCGTGGTGTTCATGTGACTGTCGCTGCCGACAGTACAGGAACTTTGTTCCCGTTGCAAGGGGTCAATGGCAAATTGTTACAATTTAGCTGGAAGCCGCGCTGTAACAGGGATTCGAGCGGTCCTGGAGCCCACCAGCCATAAGGGATAGAGAGATGACCAAGAGGATCGGAAGACCAAGTAGCTACAGCGACGAAAAGGCGACTGAGATCTGCCTGCGCATCGCTGAGGGTGAATCGCTGCGCCAGGTCTGCAGGGACGACGACATGCCGGCCAGGCAAACGGTGTTTCGGTGGTTGGAGGCTGAACCTGGCTTCCGCGACCAATACCGCCGTGCGCGGGAGATGCTCCTGGAGTATTGGGCCGAGGAGATCGTGGACATCGCGGACGACACGACGCTGGACACTGTTACAAGGACGACGCCGCAGGGCCGGGAGTACGAGGCGATCGACCACGAGAACATCCAGCGGTCCAAGCTCCGGGTGCATACCAGGCAATGGCTGATGTCGAAGCTGGCGCCGAGGAAGTACGGTGACAAGGTGGAGCACGAGCACCACGGCCAGGTGGACCACAGCCACCAGCACGCCCTGGATGACCGGGAGCTCATGCGCCGCTTCGCCCTGTTCCTGCACCAGGCCGGCGACCAGGCACCGGCCATCATCGAGGGGCAGTCCATAGAATCTGAGCAAGGGTCCAGCCCGAATGCACCGGACTCGATAGAGTTTCACGGCGACTCAGCCACGGTGGAGGACGGCCACGGCATGGCGGACCGGGAGACAGTGTGAAAAGCTCGGGACTTTTGCGCGTCAGGCTATATCGGACCCCGGGGGGCCGCTGCGGCGCCGCGCGGCTGCTGCTGCTTGCCCTCCCCCACAATTTTTACCAAAAATTTCCGAAGCTGTAACAAAGTGACAGAGTACGCACCTACCGACGCGGTGACTGCCAACGCGGCGCCTGCATACCTGGTGCCGACAGCTTGCCGCAGAGCCCGCCCGGGTGTAGATTCGATGTGGGTCGTGTCTCGTAGCAGCATGATCTGTCCTTTTGCCGGCCCGGGTGTGTGACTGTCATCTCCTCCCTGGCCGGCTTTTTTGTGTTCGTGCATCGAGTGATCTGGTTTGGATGTTGCTAAAGTTTTGGCCGGCCTGGATGTTCGTCGTCCGGTGGCGGTGGGGTTGATTTGTGTGGATCCGTATCATCCTCATGGTCATGTGACCGACATGGGCAATCCGACGTTTGTGAGTGGTTGGCCGCTGCGTACCCGGTTTGAGGTGCCGGTGGCGAAGTTGCTGGTCGTGAATTGGGACCTGGCGGAGCCGTTGGTGAAGAAGATGCGGGCGGTCCAGGTTGAGGGTGAATTTAACTGGTGGAGCTTCGCCATTTTCGAGGAGTCGGATGTCGAGCGAGATTGACCAGTTATTGACCCGGTTTGCGGGGTTGGCGCCGGACAAGCAGGCCGAGATCCGGGAGTTTGTGGCGTCGAAGAGTGCGGGTCAGATGTGGTTCCCGACGGTGGGCCCGCAGTTGGACGCGGTGAATTGTGACGCGGACATTTTGTTGTATGGGGGTTCCGGGGGCGCGGGCAAGACGGATCTGATTTTGGGGCTTGCGTTTACGGAGCACCAGCGGACGTTGATCATCCGCAAGCACTATGCGGACATGCGGGGTCTGACGGACCGCGCGAAAGAGATCAACGGCACTGATAAGGGCTTCAATGGGAGTTTGCCGCCCAGGCTTTCCACGGTGAACAGCCGGCTGATTGATTTTGGCGGTTTGGCGCAGCCGGGTGATGAGAAGCACTGGCAGGGCCAGCCGCACGATCTGTTGGCGTTTGACGAGGCGGTCCAGCTGCGCGAGGCGCAGGTGCGATTTTTGTTGGGCTGGTTGCGATCCGCGGATCCGAAGCAGCGATGCCGGGCCATCCTGGCGACGAACCCTCCCACGGACTCGAGCGGTGACTGGATCATCCCGATGTTTGCGCCGTGGTTGGACACCCGGTATCCGAAGCCGGCGAAGCCTGGGGAGTTGCGGTGGGTCGTGACCGACCTGGATGGCAATGACAAGTGGATTGAGGGTCCTGACGAGAAGATCCCGGACGGTCGTGGTGGTTATCTGAAGCCGATGTCGCGGACGTTCATTCCGGGCCGCTTGACCGATAACCCGTTTCTTCGCGACACGAATTACGCGGCGACGCTGGACGGATTGCCGGAGCCGCTGCGTTCCGCGATTCGCGACGGTAATTTCATGGCCGCGCGTCAGGATGATGCGAACCAGGTGATTCCGACGAACTGGATCCGCCTGGCGCAGGGCCGGTGGAAGGCGAAGCCGCCGTGGAACGTGCCGATGTGCGCGATTGGCGTGGATGCCGCCCGGTCCCGGGACGAGACGGTGCTGGCGCCCCGGTATGATGGGTATTTCCCGCAGCTGATCGCGGTGAAGGGGGAGGAGACGCCGCACGGCCGGGATGTGGCGGCCCTGGTCGTGAAGCACAGGAAGCACGATGCGGTGGTTGTCCTGGACTGCGGTGAGACGAACGGCGCCCAGGCGTATGCGCATCTGCAGGAAAACGGCATTGAGGTGAAGAAGCACATTGGCGTCGACAAGTCGGTGCGGCGCACGGAAGAGAAGCAGCTTGGGTTCTTCAATCAACGGGCCGAGGTGTACTGGCGGTTCCGGGAGGCGCTGGACCCTGAGCAGGAGGGTGGTTCGCCGATTGCCCTGCCGGATGATCCGATGCTGGTGAGTGACCTGACGGCGCCGAAGTGGGAGCTGACGCCGAACGGGATCAAGATCACGCCGAAGAAGGAGCTCGTGAAGGAGCTTGGACGCTCGCCGGACCGCGGGGATGCGGTGGTGATGTCCTGGAGCGCGGGCGCGAAGAGTGCCACGCATTTCTACGAGTGGCGGGCGGATCAGCGGGTGGGTACACTCGCGGAGCGAAGCCGCCGCCCTCAAGTCAACATGGGGCCACGGAGAGGCACAAGGAGGCACTGATGTCGGGACTGGAGAATACGGGTAAGCGTTTTGTGAATGCGTCATTGGGTCGCGGCTACAAAACGAACGAAGAGCGGCGCCAGGAAAAGCGCATGAAACGCCAGGCCGCCCTCGACAAGATCTACACCGGCGCCGAGATGCCGGATCCCGAGGCCGAGCGGCGTAAGGGCCGGAAGAAGGCCGCGATGCGGCGCGGCTCCAGGGCGTCGACCATTTTGACTGATCGCGAGACATTGGGATGAAGGCCGCCGACCGCCTGTGTGAGCGCGGCTCCAAGCTCTTCTCTCAACGCAAGGCGATCGTGACGCTCTGGCAGGAGATCGCCGAGAATTTCTATCCTCAGCGGGCCGACTTTACGGTCACGCGCTACATTGGCGAGGAGTTCGCCGAGAACCTCTACTCGAGTTATCCGCTCCTGGTGCATCGCGAGCTGTCGTCGTCGTTCGCGGCGATGCTGAGGCCCAGGCGCAAGGACTGGTTCATGATCTCGGTCGACGGCGAGGAATCGTTGTCGAAGGGCTCGAAAGAGTGGCTCGAGTGGGCCACGCAGCGCATGAAGCGGGCGATGTACGACCGCAAGGCGCACATGATTCGCGCGACGTCCGAGGGTGATGCGGACTTTGCCGCCTTCGGCCAGTGCTGCATCACGCGAGAGACGAACTGGAACGCGATGGTGCCGCACCTGTTGTATCGGTCCTGGCATCTTCGCGATGTGGCCTGGGCCGAGATGGCTGACGGCTCGATTGGCGAGATCTACATCAAGTGGAAGCCGACGCTGAAGCAGCTCAAGGAGCAGTTTGGCGAGGACAAGCTGCACCGCGAGATGAAGAACAAGAAGCCGTCCGAGGATCTCGAAGAGCAGGAGTGCATGCGCCTGGCGGTGTCGATCGACATTTACGCCGGCCAGTTCAACCAGTTCGGGCCCGAGCAGGTTGTGGCGATGCAGCAGCAGGGCAACATGATGCCGTTCATCATGGTGTACCTGGACATGAAGAACAAGCACATCATTGACGAGCAGATCGTACCGACGCACGGCATTATCCTGCCGCGTTGGCAGACGGTTTCCGGCAGCCAGTACGCTTACTCGCCCGCCGCGGTTGCGGGGCTGCCCGATGCCCGCCTGATCCAGGCGATGTCGGTGACGCTGCTCGAGGCCGGCGAGATCTCGGTCCGGCCGCCGATGATTGCGACCCAGGATGCGATTCGATCGGACGTCCAGTTGTATGCCGGTGGCATTACATGGGCGGACGCCGATTACGACGAGCGCAAGGGTGATGTGCTCCGGCCGCTCAACCAGGACCGTCGCGGCTTGCCGCTCGGTTTCGATCAACACGATCGCCAGCAGATGGCGCTCGCTGATGCGTTCTACCTCAACAAGCTGACGCTTCCTCCCCCCGAAGGCGACATGACTGCGTTTGAGGTTGGGCAGCGCGTCGAGGAATATGTCCGCGCCGCGCTGCCCCTTTTCGAGCCGATGGAGCACGAATACAACGGCCAGCTGTGCGAGGACACCTTCGATGCCTTGCTGCGTGCCGGCCATTTTGGCTCGGTGCGTGACATCCCCGCGGAGCTCCGCGGCCGGGATGTGCATTTCAAGTTCGTCTCGCCGTTGCACGATGCGATCGACCGGAAGAACGCCAGCGAATTCATGGAATCGGCGAACCTGATTGCCCAGGCAATCCAGCTGGATCCGAACGCGGCCGTCGCGATGGACGTCTCCTCGGCACTCCGCTCGGCACTCGAGGGTGTCGGCCTGGCCGAGAAGCACATCCGCTCGCCCCAGGAGATGGAGCAGATGATCGAGGCGGCGAACGCCCAGGCCCAGGCCATGCAGGAAGCGGCCATGCTCAAAGACGCCGGCGCCGGCATGAAGGATATGGCTGCCGCTGGAGGAGAGTTAGTCT